GGACCCAGCCAAAGTAGGCTGCGGTGATTGCCTTCAAAGGCACACCGACGGCTGCGTTTGTCGGGGTAGTCGGGTGAACAATAACGCCGTTCCATGTATTCGGGATCAAACAAGCCTCTGAAGAGGTTGTAAGAGCTACGGCGATAGGGTCCTCAAGAGTAAGAGTCAACGAAGCGGAAGCATCAGCTGCCGGGTTTGACTTGATCTTGTAAGTGTAGCCTTCGCCTGTTACGTCGTTAATGACCAAGAGGCCTTCTTGGTACTGATTGGCTGTCGCTGCTGTCGCACCGAGAGTAACAGTGACAGTTGTAGCGCCGATTGCGGCGGCTGAAGCAACTGCTACGTTCTGGTGGTTGGCGGTGATAGCCGGGCCTTGCTGAAGTTTGCCTGGAACGAGTGCTGTACCTCCCGCCTTAACGTAGCGGAAGATTCGGCCATCGTCAGTGATACCCATTGATCCGAGCTTGTGTTGCTGGATTGAGCTTTCTGTATACGGTTCCTGTGCAGAAATCTGTACGGGACCTGTGATTGATGTAGCCATGTGTTAGTTAATGATTAATAATTATTGTGATGCCCATACGCCCGCAACTGCCACCATGTACCATGTGGTTCCGTCAAGAGCGACAAGGGTGCAGAAGTCTCCGACAACATTCGTTGCTGCGGTGTTCTTGATGCCTGTACCTGCTGCTGGAGCAATACCAGTGCCGTTTTCAGCACCGTGGGTTTTGCCGACGATTGCATCTCCTGACTGAGGATTGATGAGGATTTCTCCTGATGCGTTTCCGCAGACAAAAGTGTAGGTAAGCCCTGCAACCGCGTCAGGAAGTGTGAAGGTCGTTGTGCCCGATCCGAGGACATCAACGAACATTCGTCCTGACATAGCTGAAGTGACAGTTTTTGTAGCTGCCGAGATAGACTCAGTGTTGTGCCGAAGTCCGGTGGTTGCACCTGTAAATGTCGTTGCGCCACTGACTGTCAAAGCACCGCTGAGCGTCGTGTCCTTGCTTGTTACAATACCGTCTTCCTGGACTGGCGGGAGATAGGATTCTAATGTTCTAGCCATTGTGTTGATTAATTAGCTAGTAAGATTAAACCGAAGTGATGCCAGTGAGTTTTGCGTGTCGCTTAGGATTCTGGGAGATAAGTTCGCCACCGAGGTAGATGTGACCAATGATCGAAGCAGAGTTTGTAGGTTTGATCCAGCCGCTCCATGAGAAGCCGAGACCTTTAACGTCTGAGTAATCGTTGCCTTCAATGTCCTGTGAGCGGTACTTGACTGATTCGGTCATGGCCATAGGAAGCGCATAGAAATCAAGGTAGTCCTCATTTACAAAGTAGAGAACGCCTGATGTACACTTCTCGTCGGCAAGGATTGGGAAACCCTTGTAGAAGAGTCCAGTAAAGCCTGTGCCACCAATGTTGCCTGAGCCTGAGTTCAATCCCCGGCCTGGGTCACCTTTCATAACTGAAACGGTCTTGGCGATTCTCTCCTGAGGCTGCAAGAGCTGTTCATAGAGGGCAAAAATCGTTTCTGTAGTAAGACCTACTGTCGGAGTCTGAGTTCCTGAAGAAGCCGCATTGTAAAGCGTGCTCATTTTAGAAAGCGAGAGAGTTCCGGAAGATGCTGTAACTGTTGAGTTAAGCGTCGTGTAGGTTGCCCGGGCGAGAGAGCCGTAGGTAGCGGCGTTTGTGCCGTCGTCTACGATTGCCTCAAGACCCAAGAAGTCTTTTGAACCGTTGCCTGTGCCTGTTCCATAGAACAGCGTGCCGAGATCATCCGCCATATCGTGAGATGTGGAGGCCATTTCGAGCTTGGCGAGGTCAATAACTTTTTCGTCTGTTGCGTTGGCAGAAAGCTCATCCAAAGGAAGAGCAACTGTCATCTGATAGAACTTAGGCACGAATTCGAGATTGACTCGATTGTCCGTAGCCGAAGTTGAAAACGTGTCGAATCCTGCAAATGATGTGCCTGTTGCATTCTTTGCGTACTTAACAGGGAACTTCATCCGTTCGCCACTGAATTTCTGAGCCTTCGACAAAACACGGGTAAGACCAACGTTTGAGTTAAGGATTGTGTCTACAACCTTAGGCAAGAGTTTGTCTTGTGTTGTTGTCGTTACTCTATTTCCGAGTGCTGACATGAATATTAATAATTAGTTTATAAGCTGTTCCAGCTTTTACCCCGTAGGTCTGCGGGAGTTAAGTAGTCCTTTTTTCGAGGTTCGCTACTGTTCCCCTTTATGGTCGTGTCGGCAAGCTCCTTGCGGGCTTGTTTCTTGTCGTCCTGAGCTGCCTGAGTCTGCAAGCGGTTAAGCTGCATGATCCGGTAGCCGGCGTCGAAGTCGTAGTGGTTGTTGGCGTCAGTCGGCTTAAAGTCCAATATGGTTTTGATAAGCTCGTTCCGGTCAGACTTGCTGAGTTTCGTTCCGATCTTCTCCTCAAGGGTCACGACTTCGTTATCAACCCACTTGTCCCACTTTTGAATTTCCTCCTGCTGGCGGACGTATTCCTGTCGCTGCTCCTCAATGATTTCTCGCTTGATTTGCTCGCGTTCCGCCTGTGAGTGTTGCTGGTATTTCTGCCAGGCCACTTCGTTTTCTCCGTACAGTTCCGAAAACCATTCCGGTATTGCTGGTGTGTCGCTCTTGTGAGCGAACTTGTGCTCAAATTCTTGTTTCTGGGCCTCTAGTTTTGCTAGGAAGTCCTGTTCCAGTTCGGCTTTGAGCTTTTCTTCCCGAACTTTCCACCTTTTATGAAACGGCTCATCTTCTTCCTGAGTATTTGCGGCAGGCTCTTTTACCGCGTCGCCCTCAGTCGGCTTGTCCGTCTCTGGTTTTGTCTCGGCTGGCGATTCCGCAGGAGTGTCCGTCTCCTGTTTGTCTAATTCGGCAAAAGGGTCATCCCCTTCTACTTTGACACCCGCCAAAAATTCTGACTCTGACATATTTTTTCGCAGACTACGTTATTTACTGTCGCGTGGTCGAGAAACGACAATTACTTTTTAATAAAGAACTAAATCAGCTTCGCCCCAGGCTTCCTACCTTGCTGGTATTGCAGGCCTCTGCCCTTGTTTGGGTCGTAGTTGATTGTTTTGATCTTTGCGCCTCCGTCTATCCGCTCCTGCATAGGGTCGCCTAGTGGCCTGTCTTTTAACCGGGACTGAAGGGCAGCAGTCTGTTTCTGCCGTGCCTCTTCGCGGTCAAACGTATCGTGGATAGCGTTTACCCGTGCCCGAAACAAGGGATCTGACTCATTCCCTGCATCTGGCTGGCCCCGATGATCATTAATCAGCTTCTGCTGGCGGTACTGGCTGTCAGCTTTCCGTTCCTGCGCTTCGCCCTTAAATCGAGCTGGCGCTGAAAGGATGTTTGAGGTAACGTCTATTACCTTTCCAGTGGCTCGTTTAAGTGCACTCGTTGCCTTGTTTTTCCGTGAACTTTGGGTCGTTGTGCTTATTTCTGCTCTCATATCTTTGTTAAGTTACTCATTTGAATTTGCTCAAGTTTGTTTTCATGCTCTTGGGCTGTCTTCTGGCCTTCAATATCGGCCTGAGACTGGGTCGCTACCTGCTCCTGTTCGGCCATTTGCTGTTGCTGGAGTGCCATCTGTTCGGCCTGAGCAGCTGCTAAATCAGGGAAAAGCTGAATTGGATCGGCTTTCCAGAGGTAGAGCTGCTTGGCAGTCTGTACAGGGTCAGGGAATTCAAGCTTCTCAAAGAAGGTAATCGGGTCTAACGCTCCTCCGGTCCAAAGATCAATCGCTTCATTTCGCTGGGTTACAGGGTCTTTAGGGATCATGGAGCCTTCTTTAATTCCTACCTGGAATTTCCCCTGAGGCGGTTCATTGTCGTAGACATACATGAGCTGGACAAAGTAGTTGAACACCTTGTCTGAGAATTGCTCTAAATAGGTTGAGATTCCCCCGCCGATCCGGTCTGAGTCCTGGCCCTTAATCGTGAGTTTTCCCCTGACAGTCTGCTCGTTCATTGTTCCCTGCGGAGTCGAGCCACGAGTACCAAAAATGTTTCTAAGTTCATTCCGGTAATCAACAAGGGATTCATAGATAAACGGCGGTAGCGGAGCACCGGTGTCGCGTTTCAACCCGTCTTGAACCGAGCCAGTGTTTTGCCAGATAGCTGCACCTTTCCTCAGTGCCCGTCCAACAAGGGTAGCCTGCTCTTTTGTGAAGTAATCTCCAGAGACTATTACCCCGCCGTTTGCGTTGTCGGCGTTAATGTCAATTTGGCGAAGACGCTTGTTAATAAGGTCCTGAAGCGGAAGGTTCTGCTGAATTAAGTTCGTGTCGTCGTGCGGGTGCTTGCCAAGGTTGAATATTGATAGGAAAAAGTAGGGCTTTTTAGGCCGAGCGAAGTGATTTTGACCTGGAACATCCACTTCTTGAGGAGTTTCAATACCAAATTCATCAACAACTGTCTGTAGCTCTTTTGTGTCATAGTTATAGTGAGGATTCTTAGATTTTGATAATACTTCGTCATCAAGGGTCGTGAAGAAATAGTCGTCGTGCCACCACTCAATGTACTGGACATTTGTGCCGAGCTTGCCGTCAATTTTTTTCGTGATGTAGTCTGATTTTTCGGGAAAGCGTGAAATAAGGTTTGCGGCCGTATCAGTGCGGTATTCGCCGACGTATGATCCGGTGTATTCGCACTCATTGATTGTTGCGTCAGGATCAAGAATAAGTTTCTGGGGCCGTAGAGCGTAGCAGGTTGGCCTATCCTCAAGAATTGAAAAGCCGGCTTTTAAGACTCCCAATTTATACAGTCCCCAGTAGCGGGCGACTTGCTTTAGTTTTAGGTTGTAGGAGAGATCATCAACAAGGTTTACCAATTTGTCCCGCAAAGCTTTAGCCTCCGGTGAATTGTCCATGCGGGGAATAGTCTCAACCAGAGGATCAGCCTTAGGCCGGGTGGCAATCGGCAAGAACGTCTCAAATGACTCAAAGATCAGGTTGTCTACAAGCGCATGACCCTCTGCCGTCCCGTCAGAGAACTGCTTGCCTAGCCAGTAGTTTTCGTTGTCCGTCTGGCTCTTTTCAATCTCCTTTTGATACGGGTCCCAGGTTTTCTGCCACTGGCGGGCAAGCTTTATAAGCTCCTCATCTTTCATTTCAAGCGTCAGTTCCGGCAAGAGATCAGAAACAGCACCCTGCTCTGTGTCGGTGTTTTTGACCTTATTTGTATCTGCGCCTAGTCCGAAGTAACCTTTGAGTAATGACATTAAAATAAAACAGCAACCGGGTAAGGGTTGCCGTCTGTTGTTTAGATTGGGCTGTGGTAAGTAATGGCCAGGGGGGAGCCTAGGATTTTGATAAAGTGCCGTGGATTCCGAACCACACGATTTCCT